AACAACTCGACCTCTCGGCTGTGCTTCTCGATCGCCTGGTCGCGCTGAATGTCCGCAGATTCCTTGGCGGCATCACGCTCTATGGTGAGGCGCTCCATTTCGAGGTTGTGGCGCTGGGCGTCTCGAGCCATTTCCGCTTCGATTTTAGCCATTGCGGCGTCGTGCGCGGCCTTTGTCTTCTGCATTTCCTGGTTGTGCTTCTGCTCGGCCAATTTTGCCTGCTGCTCGCGCTCCTGCGCCTTGGCGGCGGCCTCGGCTTCCTTGGTCTTCATTTCGGCCTCAAGCTTTTGCTGCTCCGGGTTCGGACGCGGCTGCGAGGCCGTCTGCTTCATTTTCTCAACGAAGTCATCGATTGCCTGGTCGAGGCTGCGGCCGGCGCGGAACGGCGACACGGCGAACTTGATCACCTCGCCGGCAAACTCAGCGCTCTCGGGCTGGCCTTGAACCATCGGGATCAGCTGCGCCAGTGCGGTGCCGAGAGCCCCGAGGAACTCGGTCGCGCGCTGCTTGGCGGCGTTCTCGTCGGGCATGATGGTCGAATCCGTCTCGATGTCGAGGACGAACGGCCGGATGTTCTCGTCTTTCAGCAGCTGCACGATGGCGTCGAGCGTGATGGTCGACTGCAGCTTCTGCACGGCCTGATTGACCTGGCCCATGATCTGCTGCGCCTGCTGCGGGTTCGCCTGCGCGGCCTGCATCATCTGCGGATCGGTCTGCAGCTTCGCTACCTGCTCGCGGATCTGGCCCAGCTGCTGCTCGATCTCGGCCTGCAGGGGCGCCTCGTCGTACTGCGCCATGGCCTTGATGGTCTGAATGCTGAACTGCTCGCTGATGATCTCGCCAGTGATGCGAGCCAGGTCGCGAGCCACGCGAACCAGTTCCTCCTGCTTTTCGCGGACGCGGATCGACCCGTACTGGGTCTTCAGCTGCTGCGCGCCGAGCGTCTCGTTCGGATCCGTGGCGCCGCGCATGATGTCCGACAGGCCGGTGATCTGATAGACGTCCTCGATCAGCTGCTTTCGCATCAGGACGAGCGCCTGCAGGGCGTTGATGATCTGATCGAGAGGCATCCAGACCAGCGCCTCGGCAAGCCCGCCACCCAGGTGGCCGACGTTGGAGATCGGGATCAGGACGGCATTGGGATCCGTGCGCGCGATTGCGCTCTCGATCGCCGTCTTCAGTTCGTCGTTGCCGGCGGAATAGAAGCCGCGCAGCTTCACGATCTCGGACAGCGCCGAGATCCTGTTCGTCAGGCTGTTGATCTCCTCCAGCTGGTCCGCATAGTAGGCCATGTCTGGGATCGGCTTCAGCGTGCCAGGCACCAGCGTGCCGTAGGCGGGCCTGGGGCACGGGAAGAAGCCCTTCAGGTTGAGCGGCGGCTCGTTTGTGATGTCGAGAACCTGCTTCAGCCCCGGCGAGTGCCAGCAGACGACGCCCAGCACCTTGTGCCAGAACTCCCAGACGACCGCCTTCTTCTCGACGGACTTATCTTCGTCCTCTTTTTCGCCCGTGCCCTTCGTCGTGTACTGGGCCTCAAGGTACAGGCTCCCGCTGAACTGTTCAAAGCGCTCGCGCATTTCCTTCTTTGTCAGGAAGGCGCGGCGCGCAGCCCAGGGTACCTCTTTCCACTTGCGGGCTGGCCCGTGCGCGAAGTCGCGCCGGGAGAGGTGTTCGATCTTCACACACTCGTAGTCGCCCTCGACTTCCATCCGCACCCACGGCACGCCGCGAGCGGAAAGTGTGAAGTCGTTACGCACCAGCTTCATGGTGCCCTGGATGTCGTCAGCTTCGAAGGACGACGCCAGGCAGCGCTCAAGGACTTCGGATGCCTTCTGGACGATGGGCTTGCGGCTCTTGAACTTGGCCGCGACCACCGGCACCGGCTGGCGCGAGAACACCGAAGGGTTCAGCACCTCCATATTGGCCCAGAAGACCTTCATCTCGCTTTCGTTGTTGTCCCGCTTCAGCATCGCCTCGTCGGCGTACAGCTTCTCGATGCGGTCGATCTTCTCGTTCCAGCCGTTGAAGGCCTTCTCATAGTCGTGCAGGTACGAATCCCACAGAGAGCCCTCCTTCAGGCTCTTGTCGGGCTCCTGACGCTTCTGATCGGCAGCGCCGTCCGCGTCGGATTCGAGATCGTCAACAGCGCTCATAATCTGATCTTCGTTTTGCTGCGGGGTTTCGGGGCGCCCTCGAGGAGGACCGTGCCGGTCGGCTGCTTTTTCGTGTCGTCTGCCGGCGGCGCGGCGCGGATGCCTGCATTGATTGCAAACTCGCCGAAGGCGTCGGCGCCGTGCGAATTGTCGTCGTGCAGCGGGCCGAGATAGGTGCCCAGCTGGTTGTTCATCTTCCTTGAGTAGCGGCGCAACCGGGACAGCCCGAGCATCACCCTGGGCGTCTGGTTGAAGAAGCACACCGGGAGCAGCTCGCGCGTGGCGTTCACGCGATCGGCTGGATCTGTCGCGGCGCCCTTGCGGACATTGCGCAGGCCCAATTCCATCAGCGTCTCGACGCGGGACTTCGCCCCGGCGCCCCACTCGCGGTTCCTGACGTCGTGCGGCAGGAAGTGCCCGCTGTACGACCAGGCGCGCCACCGACCGATCTCGGCCAGCATGGATATGCTCTCGCGCTCGTTGTCGAGGTGTTCCGGCAGGGCCTGCTGGACGCACTCCTGGGCGCCGAGGCCAGATGCCTCGAAATAGTCGATGACGTTGACCATGCCGTCGCGCCGAATCTGGAAGAACCAGATCGCGGTGTAGTCGTCGACCCCGATGTCCCAGCTTGTGTAGACCTTCAGGCTGGGGTCGTGCGGGAAGTCGCCGACGTGGCCGGCCTTCTCCAGTTTGGCGATCAGCCTGGCGTAGTAGGCCGCCTCGCTGATGATCTCGTAACCGCCGCCCCAGACGTGTTCCGCCATCTCGGGGTCGCGCTCATAGTCACCCTTCATTTCCTCGACCAGGACGGCCGGGAAATACGGGTTGTCGTAGTGGTTCACCTCAATGATGATCGCATCCTTGGGCGGAACCTTCCGAAAGAACGCATCAACCGGGTCGCTGTCGAAACGCGGGTTCCAGGCGAACCAGATCTCGGATCCTTCGGCGCGGATGGTCGGCCGCAGCAGGCGAAGCGATCGATCGCTGAGAACCTGGGCCTCCTCAACGAAGGCGATGTTGTAATCCTCGAGGGACTTGATGTTCTCCGCGTTGAACGACTGCATGCCGCGGAAGATGATGGTCGAGCCGGTCTCGATGCACCGGATCTCGTCTCGGACGACGTCGAAGGCGTCCTGCCACCCGAATTTGATGATCTTGTCCTCGAGCAGCTGCTTGACCGAGTCCTTGATCGTGGACTGCACCTCGCGGATGCACACCGCGCGGATCTTGGCCTCGAATGCCCGGGCAATGAGCATCTCGGCGAACGTGTGAGACTTTGCGCTGCCTCGACCGCCGAAGGCCGCCTTGTACCGCGCCGGCTTGAACAGCGGCAGCAGCTTGGGCGGAACCCTCAGCCTGACGACAGTCTCATCGTCCCGAAGCATCGTCGGGGCTTCGTGGCGCCCACTGAGCCGCCTCGACGGCTATGCGGACGTTGCGAACCGCAACCTCGCCCTTGAGCGTTTGCTCGACCTTGTCGCCGTATTTCTTCGGCGCCACCTTGGACGCCCACCACTTGCGGGCGTCGACACGCAGCTTGGAGCGCTGGATGTGTTCGCCGTTGAGGCTGAACCCCGGGTTCTCGGGATCCTCGCGCTCCATCCAGTCGTTCGACGCGTTGTCGGCGATCTCGAGGATCTCCTCGGCAAGGGCGTCGGCCTGGGCCTCGCGCGCATGCACGTACTGCGTCACAAAAGCCGGTTCTTCCCTCAACCATCGCAATACCAGGACGATCGAGGGCATCCCCTCCTGCCTGCAGATTGAGCGCAGGCTGCGGCCTTCGGCGAGGGCTGCGCAGATCTCGTCTCTGGTGGTCTGGTCGTATTTGGGCGGGGCGCCCAGTTTCTTTTTGGCCATGGCTGTTTGCCTTTCTGAGAGGCTGCGGCAGTTCTGATAGGATTTTTCCTATTGACTATCATGTAACGTGTCGTTACATATTGATCACCAACAACGGGAGAACACGGGCATGGCACAGTTCACATACACCGCGACAGCATCTGACGGATCGGTCTTCACCAGGAAGTCTGACCGCACCTACACCCACGCAGTCGTCTGCACCGAAAGCTACCAGGTCGCGCAACATAACGCGATGAACTCGGGCTGGCGCAGGACCGACATCAGCAACTTCAAATTCTACCAGGAGCTTGTCGCAAAGTGGGATGCAGGCGAAGAGCCGCGCAGCTGGGACAAGTCAGAGCGCACCCGCGAGATTGTTGCGGCCCATGGCACCGCAGAGCAGTACGCCGAAACCAGGAGGAACGAGCGCATCGCCCTGGTCGAGAAGCGCAAGGCCGAGGGCAAATATGAGGAGTTCTTCCTGGTCGGCTTCTGCGGCCGCCGCGACCTGGCGATGAAGTCAGCCGCCAAGTGCAAACAGCCCGACAACCGCGTCGAGATCCTTGAACTGACCGTCAAGGCGAAGTGATCGACCTCTGAAACCCACCGGGGGCGCGAATGCCCCCACCACACAGGAGAGTAGGCGTGAGGTCGGTTATTACTTTTTCGATCAACCGCTGGATCCATCGCCACGGAGGAATTGCGAAATGATCGTCTATCAGTCTGGAACTCGGTTCTTCCCCATGAAGGCGGATGCGGAGCGTCACGCCAGAGAGGAAGGCCGGAAGGCAAGCGAAGTCTGCAAAATGGTCATCAACGACCGGGATGAACTGGCGCTGGCCCTCAACACGCTGTCCTACATCGTCCACCAAGGCATCGCGCCGATCGAAGCGGCGCCAGTGCCAATTCGGGAAACCGGCGAGGACGACTGGGTGCCTTCGTTCATTCAGGCCGATTGGGAACGGCGCCGGAAGGCGCGCCAACACAAGGGAGAATGAAGATGGCAAAGCGTATGGGATACCGCGAAACGCTCGACTGGCTTCTCGATAACGAGGATCTAACCTGCTTCATTGGAAGGAGTGAAGACCCTTCAGCAACAGTCGCCTGCGCCCTTGCCGCCGACATTTTCGGCAAGACTGACGAAGAACTCCGGGTTGCGCTGCTGGCGAGAAACTTCAACAGGAGGCTCCGCGCATGACCCCGCTCGAACTCGTCAAGTGGCGGACAGACAGGGGCCTCAGCAGTGAGGCCCTTGCGGCGCTCCTGGGCGTCACCAGGAAGACAGTCTCCTCCTGGGAGAACCGGAAGCACCCCATCCCGCCGTATCTGCGGCTCGCCCTGATCGGGATTGAAAGCACCGGACTTGCCCGAATTTCGCGCCCTTAGCATGTGCAGGGCAGGCGGGGGGCGCGCCGCTCTGCGCGGGCGATGGGGGCCTTGTCCCGCGCGCCGGTCGACGCAGTCTGAAACATCCCGCCTGCTTTTTCTGGAAGTCCATTGCGCGGCCATTGCCGGCAATCGCCAGCTTGGTGCAGCCCCCAGGACGATCAATTGACCCCTGCGGAACAGGCCGCGAACGCTAATCAATTGGCGCGAACTTAACTGTCAACTATGGCGTTGGCAATTGGCACCTCAATTTGAAGCGCCTTTAGGCTGCTGAGGACAGCTTTGAGACTTTTGCGGCCTTTGGTTTCCAATACGTAGGCTGATTGGCCGCGCAATGGATGCTCGCCTGTGATTTTAATACGGGTTCCGGCGGGGAACCGGCGCTTAATCTCGATCTGTGTGTCCGATTGGCGGGCATTTGAGGCCAATTGAATGAGGCGCTCGGCCTCTTTGATCTGGTCAATGTCGCCCAATGGGATTCTGGCAGGCTGATTGTTTATGCGTATTGGCCCTGTCGCCCATCGCAATTGATCGAACAGACCCCAATCGACCACATTGGCCACGAACACGTAGCCGGGGCAAAGCGGCTTGCGCATCTCAATCAGCTTTTTGGTCCGGTGGTGGCGGATCTCCACCGTTTCAATTGGCAGGTAATGCTCGACCTCGTACAGGCGCAGTTCCGCCTCGACCATGGTCAATCGGTCGGACTGGCGCATTGCGCCTGGTTTGGTTCTAATCGCGTACCAGCGCATCGGCGAAGTTCCAATCTGAGGCAGATAACGTCCAACTCGAGCGACTCGATTGCATTTGCGGCCTGCAGCATGATCTCGGCCTGCTCAGGCGGGATTAGCCGCCAATTGGCGCGGAGCCAAGCCTTGAGAAAAGCGTAGTGATCGGTCACGCTTGTTTCCAAGTTTTCCCAGAAACAACTTTTTGAATGCATGTTGGCGCAACGCCATAAATGAAGGCCAAAGAAACCAAGTCGCCCTTTTTGCCTTTGTATGCGGCTCTTATTTCAGTAACTTTCTCAGCGGTTAACTTGGCGGCGCCGTGCTGGTTGGCGGCTCTTTCACCCCGAGCCACCGTGCCGTGTGCTATCGAATCCGCCTTGTTTTGCTGCGGGGTTGCCCAATAGAGATTTTGGGCCGCGTTGTTCAGCCGATCACCGTCTTTGTGTGCCGAATGGTGCTGTGGCGATGGCGCAACCCCCAAAAACGCTTCGCAGACAAGCCTATTTGTCCGCACAAAGCGCTGGCATCCGTCTGCGTCGACCAATTTGTGCTGACGGTACCCTGACTGTAAAACACGGCCAGCAAGAACGTCTCCTGCCTTCTGGTATTTTTGTGAATTGACTGCGCGCACAACTGTGCCGTCCGAATGTATCCAATAGTCTGGGAATTGCGGGTGTTTAGCGCGCATTGTTGCCGCTCCTCATTTTGTAGAGGTACGAACGCTCATAAATTGGATCCCCGAACATCCGGCCGGTCAGATCGCGCGTGTCCCGGGGCTCGGGCTCTCCAGCGACAATCACCTTCGGCTGGGGCTTGGCGTAGGACCGCGGCTTCACGCCGGTCGTGTCTCTGGCCTTGCGGTCGTTGGTTTTCCGCTGCCGGTCCTTCTTCATTTCGGGCTTCATCACGTACTGGACGAGCGTGTAGCTGCAGCCGTATTTAAGCCCGATCTGGCGGAAACTGGCGCCCTGGTCGAGCATTTGCTGGATGGCTTCCTTGTCAGCCTGGAGGCGCAAGGTCTTCTCGGATGGCTTTGGCATCGGTGATCTCCCTCGATAAAGTTGAACAGGCAGGCTTCAGCTGGTCGCCGACAGATAGAGGCAATAGCCGACCCAGCTTTCCGAACTCCCGGGCCGATCGGCGGTGTTCCGCTCGCAACCGTGATATTCACCGTCCCTCGAGATCCTGACCTTCGGCTTCCCGTCGACCGACGAGATGTTGTCTTCGTGGAAGGCGTGCGTTTTGCCGCTCAGGTCTGACTTCCAGTAGTAGATCTTGTTGGCCGCGTCGTAGGTCACCGAACTGGCGTCAATGACGCGGCAATCCTGCTCGTTGCAGCAAGCCGCGTCGTACCAGCTGTGAGCCTTTGCCGGCGTGGCAAACACCAGCCAGGCGAAGAGGCCGGCAGCTGCACCAGCTGTCAGCACGGCCGCACACGCGGCGCAGAGAATGACGATGAAGCGCATCTGGGTCATGGCTGCGCGCTTGTCTCACGGATGCTTTTGTTGAGGGCGCCAACGTATTCAAAAAAAAACGGGCCGAGCCGCCGCTGGTAAATGGTGGCTTTGTTTTGAAGAGATAGAGCCCACCACCAGTCAGCCGTGTGGCTCAATTCAACAGCTCTCTGGCGCTGCCGTTTTGACATGTCGGGCCGCAAATCGCGGTCAATCGCCAAGAAGCCTACGTGGTAGATCTCATGTCCCTGCGGAACAGGCGGCAAAGACCGCAGCGGCACTTTTTCCTTTTTGGGCTTTGCCTTTTTTTCATCTGGATTCACTTCTTCGGTCTGCGGTTCAGTCATCACTTGCTCCATTTTTCTGCGGGGCCAAATTCGAACAAGCCGCGAGCGCGGCGGTCCTGATGTGCAATTTGATCGGCCAGGATCTCTTCGACAGGCCGGGGCTGGATCTTGGAACGGACGGGAGGTTTTGCCTTCCCTCCAAAGCCCTTCTCCCTCACGACGCGGGCGACGAAGGCTGCGCGGTCTTCGTGTGCGTATCTCATCACCACTTCCTCGCTTTTTGACGAGCCAAGGCAGCAGCGACAGAAGGATGGATCTCGATGTTTTCGGAAACTGAATCTTCCTCGCGCGCAGCCACAGAAAGATCAGTAGTTATTTTATTATCTGGATATGGTTCTGGATGGTTGTTCGATCGTTGTTCAATCGTTGAACCTCTTCCGGCCCTTTTCAATGACTTAGCGATTGCAGCCTGTTTTCCAGCCGCCGAACGCTTCTCGCCAAGTTCCATTGAGCGTTGCCATTCAGCCATCAGCCGACGCTGGAAAATCTTGCCGTTTTTGCGCGTGAAAAACTCAAGAATGAGAGGGTGAGCAACCTCGACATAAACCGCAGAATCAATCCGCAAATGGCGCATGATCCATTGCTGATTGTCTGGGATAGAGCATCCCGGCGAGCGCCACAGGAGGCGCAGGAGGCGCATGTAGATGCCGTCCTCGAGGGGCGACAAATGCGCCGTCGCCGCCTCGTAGTCGTCCACGTACAAAGGCAAGAATGGAAGTCCGCCCATAGGTCACAGCCCCGCCAGGTAGAGGACGTTGGCGCGCTTGCGGATGCTCTTCTTGATCGCCGGCACGTAGCAGATCCGGTGATGCTCGGCGCAATACGGGGATTCCCCGGCGACGGGGTGACCGCAGAACAGGTGCTGCTGCCAGCTTCTCGCGTCGTTGCAGGCATACCGGCATTGGCCCTGCTTGACGTCCTCGATGGGCAGGAGAAGCGGCGGAAGCCCGGCGGTGCTGGGTATAGCCGCGCGCTCAACATGCTTCGTGGCGGCCGCTGCAGGCCTGCGGAATTGCTTCGGCTCGCGTGCCGCCTTCATCGTGGACGGGCCGTTCGCCTTCTTGCGGGACGGATATTCGAAATTGCGATGGACGTAGCCAATGACGCTGTTGCGGGTCCGCCCGTTTTTGAGAATGCTGGCAATCTGCGAGGCGCTGTAGCCTTCGCGCCAGAGTTTCCAGGTTTCCCTCGCTTCGTCTTCCGAGTAAGGCTCACCCATCTGCGCTCTCCCTGCGTTTGAAATGTTCGGTTTGGTTGCCCGAGAACAAAGGGCCGAAGTCAGTCGTCTGGGGCGGCTGCGTTGCTCGCCACTCCGCATCGATGCGCTCACGCGCCAATCGCGCATATTCCGGGTTGAGTTCGATCAGGTGAGCCTGGCGGCCATGTCTCAAGGCTACCAATCCGGTCGTGCCCGCCCCGCCAAATGGATCAAGGACAACGCCGCCCCTAGGGCACCCAGCCAGGATGCAGCGCTCGGCAAGAGCGGGCGGAAATGTCGCAAAATGCGCGCCTTTAAAAGGCTGTGTGGCGATGACCCAAGCATCAACGGGGGCCGGTTCGTAGTTCCGCAGATTTCGACCGTGAGCGCATTGCTCGTCGCGGGGCATCGAATCCCATCGGTCGTTGAACCCAGCGTGACGGCGTGAATGCCCGCGCTGTTTTTGAGACACCGCTTTCATAGGCCTGTGAGCGCGAGAGCCGCCATTGGCGCGGCGGCTCCCGGCTTGAGTCTCCAGATTTTGCGCAAGCCTCTTTTCTGAGGCGTCAGCAAGGTTCTGACGAACGGCTTCGGCGTCGTAGAAATACCGAGCCGACTTACTCAGCATGAAAATCTTTTCGTGCGAGGTGGCCGGTCTATCCTTGATGGATTCCGGCATCGGGTTGGGCTTCGCCCAGATGATCTCGCTCCGCACCCACCACCCAGCCTCTTGCAGGGCGATGGCGAGCCGGTTCGGCACCATGCAAAGATCCTTCGGCTTCAACACGCCGCCGATGGTCAAGAATGGCTTGTCGCGGAATGTCCGATCATCATTGCCAGCGGCTTTTGTGTCCGCCGCCGACCGCCCATTCGGGGAGGTCGCGTAACAATCGCCGTAATTGAGCCAGAGTGTGCCGCTGGCCTTGAGGACGCGCCGAACCGCCCCGAACACTGTAACCATGGCACCTATGTGTTCGGCGAGTGTTGGCTCCATCCCCAACTGACCAGCAACCCCATAATCGCGCAGGCCCCAATAGGGGGGCGACGTCACGACGCAATCGACCGAGTTTTCGGGCATTTCCCGCAATACTGTCAGGCAATCGCCGACATGGATGGTCAGCCTGTCCGCAGTCATCAGAGCGGCAATTCCTGCTGCATGCCGAGGGCGTGGCAGTACAGGTCGAGGAGCGTTTCCTCCTCCTGCCTCGTCGCCAGATCCTTTTTGCGGAGGCGCAGCACTTGCCGCATGACTTTGACGTCGAAGCCGTTGGCCTTGGCCTCGGCGAACACGTCGCGAATATCCCCAGCGATCCCCGCCTTCTCTTCTTCCAGGCGCTCAATGCGCTCGATGAGGGACTTCAACTGCTCTTTGGCAAAATTGGTCGTCATGTGCGCCTCGCATCTGTCCAGAATAATTGGCCCGACCGCTCGGGAGGATTAGGCGGCCGGGCCTTGCGTCCGCGCGGGAGGAGGGGCGCGGAACTCTTGAAACTGGCCACGGCAGCGAAGTTCATGCTCGCAGTCGTGGAGCCGCATCGCGGCGAAGTTCTCGTCCTCGGGTCCGAGGATCCGGTTGTTGGCTCGCGACCACCAGTAGGCTCGGTCGCGATGCAGATCGTCGGTGTGCCGACTGCGGTAGGGCCGATGGCCGGTGAGACTTGTGACCGTCACGTCAGCCAATCTCCGCGCCAGCAGACGACATCGCCTCAAGGATCTTGTGTCGCGTTGCCGAGCGGGGCTCTCGGCCTTCGCGCAGCTGGAACACGAACAGAGGGTCGTTTGCGAACTGCTTCCCGAAACGCGTCGGCGTCATGCCGTGGCGTTCAAGATACTGCTCGACCTGGGATTTGAAGACTTCTGGTTCGCTCATAAGATTTAACCTTAATAGGACATTCCCTACAGGTCAACTGGCTAAATCTAGTTTTACAAACCCTATTTTCAGATTACCAAGTTTGCATGGACCCAATTCGGAAACGGATCTTGCGCGCGATCGCAGAGCGCGACATGGATTTGAAGAGCTTGTCGCTCGCCATGGGGCGGAACGCCGCTTACATGCAGCAGTTCTTCGACCGAGGCATTCCGGTAGAACTGAAGGAGCGCGACCGGAAAAGGGTCGCGGATTTGCTAGGCATATCGGAAAGCGAAATCGGCGGGCCAATTACGGCCGATACCGTGCCTGCGCATTATCGATCAGTGCCAGAATATGGCGTCCACGCGTCAGCTGGTGGCGGCGCCGTGGTTAGCAATGAGAACGTTGTTTCCAATTGGCCGTTTCCCGAGGATTACCTTTCGAGCGAACTGCGGCTCGGCCAAACCAAGCTGGCGATGATTGAAGTCCGCGGCGACAGTATGGAGCCGACGCTGTCCAGCGGCGATCGGATCCTGGTCAACCTATCTGACACTCAGATCTCGCAGCCCGGGATTTTCGTCTTGTTCGATGGCGATGGCACGGTGATCAAGAGGGTAGAGAAGGTGCCAGGCAAGGCCGTGGCAGTGCTGATCAGCGATAATCCGCTGCACAACCGGTACGAAGTGCCGCTCTCCGACATCAGCGTTGCCGGCCGGGTAGTCTGGCGCGCCGGCCGCGTCTAAAAAATTTTGACCATGTGAATAGATAAATCCTATTTACATAGAGTAGGACATATCCTACAGTCTCCGATTAAGGAGGCGTTTCACATGAAACCTATTGTCTGGCGCGACACGGACTACCGAGAAGTCAGCAGGCGGGAGCATGCCACCCAGGTGGAACTTGCCAGGTCTGCCAGGCGCCAGGGCAGGGCAGCGCTTGCAGCGTTGCACCTCAAGAATGCGGCTCGCCAACGCGTGTTTCACGCCGCTGACCTGCGCGAGTTCCGCGAAAAAAACATCCGATTTTTCGACCCCGTCGCATTCGTGAACAGCGGCGGCTTCAACCTACGGGAGATCTGAAAATGGCGTTCGAAGATTATAACACCGACATTTTGAAAGGGCGGCATCAAGCGCAAGAAATCGCGCAGTTGATGACCGCCGCCTATTGGTCGACTCCAAAAGACGGGCACCGCAATTTTCTCGTAAAACAAGTCCACGTTGAGTTTGCCAAATTGGCCGAGGCGCTCGGCTATCGCGTCGAGAAAATCGAAGAGGAGGCCGAGCAGCCGCCCAAGCATACCGTGATCACCGAGCGCGAGGTCTACACCAGCGACTTCCCCGACCCGCTCACCTTGGGCTTTTCCCAGAGGGAGAGCCTGTGATGCGTAGCGCCCGCGAAGGATCATTCCTCACGATCAGCATTCGCCTTGCTCTTCAGAGCCTTGGCCGAGAACCTTTCGATAGGTCGGTCGCCCGCATGACGCTTGAGCAGAAGCGGGCATACCTGAAGGAACTCCGCCAAGAACAGATCAAGGTCGGCGGCATTTTGAAGGAGGGCGTCAATGCGTGACTTCCTGCGCGAAACCCTTCCTCACCTTCCCCGCTCGCTGTTGGAGGCCGCCGTCATGGGCGGCTTCCTTCTGGCGCTCGCCCTCTGGCTACCGGAGATCTTCTGATGGAAACCATCGAACTTGAACGCAAGGCAGGTGCACTGCAGGTCGCAATCACCTCGCTGAAGGAACTGTGCGGCGAGGATCCTGACCTGTTTCGCGACATGGTCGAAGGCGAGGTCGACCTTGAGGGCTTCGCCTCCTATTGCGTCGACCAGATCCTCGCCGACGAGGCATACGCCGAGGCAGTCAGCCGGATGATCTCGGACTTGCAGGCCCGCAAGAAGCGCTTCGAAGAACGGGAGCAGCGCATCCGCACGCTGCTCGCGATGACGCTCGACGCCGCAGCCGCGAAGAAGGTCACGCTGCCGCAGGCGACCGTCTCCATGTCGCAGCGCCAGCCCGGGCTGGTGATCACCGACGAGGCCGCAATCCCCGCTCAGTGGTGGGTTCGCGGCGACCCCAAACTCGACAAGCGCGGCCTCGCTGCGTTTCTCAAGGCCAATGATACCAACAAGGTTCCAG